TAATAGCAACAAATTTATTTAAGTCATCATCACTTTCAAGATATGATGCCACTTCAGATTTAAGAACATAAGGGAAAGGTTCCCATCCATATTTCTTAAGTTGTTCATCATCAAGTTTACCTGTATAATATTCCCACTTCACTCTACGCATTTTGTTATACTTAAACTCTGCTTCTTTAGACAACAATCTATGCCTTGAAAGCATGTTCAAGTATTTGCTATGTAATTGTGGTATATTAATTAATTCTCTGCCAGGTTCTGTTCTATCAATGACAGAATCTTTGCGCCACATTTCTAATAATTCATCAAGTTTATTCATAAAAAATCTCCTTATTTAAGGAGTATACACTAGTTAAAACAGTTTGTCAACATTATAATAAGAAAATCTGAATGTGGCATCGGCAGTAATAGGATTATCTGGACTATCGGTAGATGATACAACAAAAGTAGATAAAGAAGTTGGGAAACAATCTACAAATTTAAATCTGTAATATGGTGTATTTGATGATGAATATAACGTCAATGATGAATCGGAGAATTGAGGTCTTTCAAAATTAGATATATTTTTAGTTGATCTTGGTAAACGAGCATACTCTTCAAACTCAGTTGGAAAAGTTAATGCACGAATCCAATTATGTATTTCTAACCATGCTTTTAATTCTTCATCAACATAAAAGGTAACATTAAACACATCATATATTGCTTTTTCTCCAGGAGAATATAAATCAACAAACGGTGTTGATCTTTGCACTTCACTCATTGATATACCAGGAATAGCTACACCTTGACAAAAGTATTGCATATTAGGTAATCTATCAAAAGATAATGTAAACTTATTAGGATGTAATAAATTTGGATTTGAAGGTGTTCTCGATAGGGCTGTCATATGTGTATTTATAAAGAAAAAAAAGAGGACTTCTTTTGAAAGTCCTCTTTGGAGATGGTACCCGTATTATTTTTGTTATTATTGGGTACCGTTTTATTACATAATGTTTACGACTTTGAAACCACGATAGTAAACATTGCTTGTTACATTGATTGCGCCGAGGTCTTGTGTTGTACCATTAGCAAATGGGTTAGCAACAATACCGTAACGAGTTTTGAAACCAATCTTTGGTTGGAAAGTATTGGTGTCAACAGCACGAACCATTTGGAGAGGAACGTATGGGCAGTAGAACAAACCTGCGTCATAAGCGTTACTACCTTTATAACCAACAACAGCAAACTCTGCAGTTGAAGAAGCGATAAAGTATGGATCAATGTAGACTTTCAAACGACCAAACATTGTACCAGCAAATGTGTTACCGGTGTCATCAACTGTTAGGTTAACTTGACCTTGTAAAGCAGAATTGTAATCTAACAATCCAGCCATTGCAAATGCAGAAGCAACGTCTGAAGAACAAATTACAACATTACCTTTACCACGACGAGTTTGTTTAGCAATAGTATTTGCTTCACGTTCGATTTGGAATGCCAAACCTTTGATCTTTTCAACCATCCAACGACCGTTAGAATCTGTGTCAAGGTCAAATGTACCAGCACTTGTTGTACCAATTTGTGCACCAACTTTTGCAGAGTAGTAAATTGTGCGGAGAACTTCACGATTGATCTCAGCAAGAATTTCTGCAGAAAGAATGTTTGCTAATTCTGTTTCAGCGTCAAGACCGTGAACTGCTTTCAAGTCTTGTGCCAATTCCATTGAGTATTCAGCTTTCAAGGCACGAGTCTTAGCAGATACAGTTACTTTCTCGATTGTGAAACCCATTTCAGCAGGTGTCAAATCTTCAGCAGTAGCAGTTGCCATTGCAGTGCAAGCAGCAGCAATACCAGTAAAGGTGTTACTGTTGTAAGCAGCATTGTATGTAACATTCAATGCGGTTTGTGCACCAGAAATACCAGCGAAACCAGTGTTGGCTTCATTGTAGAATGCTTCAATACCAGATGCAGCAACATTGCGGTTTGTACCGTATGTTGAACGCATTGCGAAGATCAAGCCAGTAGGACCAGTCATTGGTTGAACGCCACAGATATCGTAAGCGATCAAGTTAGGCAATGAACGGCGTACCAAACTGATAAGGATTGGATCAAAACCAGCAACTGGACCTTGTGCAGGAGCACTGCCACCAAAACCGCCTGTACCAGCAGCATTGGTGATTGTTTCATTCATGATGCCAGCTTCTTTGAGCATGGCTTGTTGTTGATTCTCAAGAACTAACGCTGTAACTGCTCTGCGATATGAATCCTTGATTGGGGTCAATTCTGAATGTTCAAGAACTGGTGCCCATTTTTTTTGTAGGTCTTCCGATAGATACATATAAATCTCCTTTGTTGTTAATTATTTCTTATTACTTTTTGAAATTGCTTGCATGACGGAATTGACATAAGGATCTAAAGATGCCTGATGTTTTTCGGAACCGTCCTCTACCTGTTCATGTAGTTGGTCAGCATCAGCCTTTTTAACATTGCCTGATGGGAAGTAGTTTTCACGGATAGTTTCAAGTTTGTTTTTGTATTCGTCCTCTGTGGAGAATTCAACACCCTCTGCGAGTGATTTGATTTTTTCAACTTGAGTAGCGATCAACCCTTCGGTAACTGCATGGGTAATTTCATGTTTACGTGATTCAACCAATGACTTCTTGATTTCAATACCACGTTCGATTTCTTCGTTAAGTAGGCCTTCAAGTTCTTCAACTTTAGATGCTAACTCTTCTACCAAATCAACTTTGTCTGATGGAACATCAATGTAATGTTCTACGAATAGATTTTTAAGACCAGCAATAAAATCTTCTGTTAATTCAGCACGTAGACCTTTTTCGATTGCGATTTCATTGTCGGCAATCCATTGTTCTACAACATATGACAGGTAATCATTTACTTTTTCTGTCAAATCTTCTTTAACTGATTCTACTGCTTCTTCTAACATAGATGCATAGCGTGATTCAACTTCTTCTTCCAATTGTGAAATACGGTCTTGAACTCTTGCTTCAAAAATGGTTGTAACTTTTGATCGGAATTCTTCAGAAATTGTTGAATCAGCAAACATTGCATCAATATCACTTGATACATCTAATAATTCACCTTCAACTTCTGATTCTTCTCTTGATAAAGTTTTCTTTGCCATTTCAGCTGAAGCATCTGATGGTTTTGTTGTTGGTGCAGTTGCAGACTTTGATGATGGTGTGATCTTGTGTGAATCATCATCTGGTTTTGCATTTTGTGGTGTTGGACCACCTGCATCATGAATTTCTGCGCCTTCTGGTTTTTCCATAGGCATAGCGTTCTTCCCTTTGCTACCGGAAAGAATTTCGGCTGCTGCCTCAAAAAGTTTATTTGTTGCCATTGAAAATCTCCTTTTGTTTATTTATTTATAATAATTAAAGTTTTGATAAAAAATTTTCGAAGAGTTTCAGTGAAACTTCTTCTATTTGCTTACTTGAGGCTTTTCTAATTTGCTTTCTTGAGTTATCAATGTCGATCTCTACGAAACGACCCTCAACAAATAGCCATTCTTTGCCTTCCATAATACCATTTACAAATGCACCAGGTGCTGATGGATCTGCAACAATATCTGCAGCTGTAGCAAGACGAAAATCATCCTGCACAACATTGACACCCTCATTATTAGCAACTAATGAACCCATACCTCTTGATGATACACCTAGACTAACACCCGAATCAATAAAGTTTTTAACAATATTACCATAAGGTGTTTCTAAGATCATTGCTTTACCAACAAAAGTATTGCCTTCTTTAGTCAAACTAACAATTTTGTGTGATACTCTTTCTAAATTAATACTAGGAGTATCTGGATGTCCTAACTCTCCTAAAGCACGATTGGTATTAATATACTCTTCAGTATATCTTTGAACTTCACGCTCTAGAATAGGCATCTTATAAATTCTTCTATTCTTATTTGGTTCTTCAGCAACTAAAAATCGTCCTTCAATAAACAATGATTTTTTACCTGCTTCGTTTGATTCAGTAATATAATTTACTGATTCAATATTTTCTCTAATTAGTTTCATAGTAGTTATTCCGATTAAGCAAATGCTTGGCTATAAACATCGTTAGCATAATTAGCATGTTTAGATACTTCCATAATGATTGATCCACCTGTTGCAATAGTGCATACAATGTTTGCCGTTGAAGTGTTGGATATTGCATATCCAAATTCATCAAATTTCATATCACCAGTTTGATATAATGATAACAATGTTGGTCCGCCTGTTCTTGAAATGGTAATAGAACCATTAGTAGACCAAGTAATTCTACGAAGAGAAGCTGATGTTATTGTTTCTTGAGCAGAAGCTGAAAGATCGGTTAACTGAATGGTATAAGTTGCTGGACCTTCAGCACGAACAATACTAGTACCTTTTCTTGAATTTGTTACTTCATAAGTCATTTTACTTTATCCCCATTGAGTTGCGGCGGCGAATTGATTGTTTTCTTCTCATCAATACTCTTCTAATTTTCGCACGACCTTTTGTTTTCCAATATCTTTTTAACATTCTAGCTTTGTGAATTCTTGTAGTTGCAGGAATTCGTTTAACTGTATTACCAGAAAGTCTATAACCTTTTATTGCAGATTTACGAACATTTCGTTGAAGAACTATTTTATTCTTTTTGTTTCTACGAATTCTTCGTCTAATCTTTAAAACTCTTCCTTGTTTGATAATATTTGCTTCATCTAATTCAATTTCTTCAAATGAACTTTCGGCAACATATCTCTTTGCTTCTTCTAATCTCTTTTGAGTAATTTCATTTAGTTTGGCAAATATTAATTCTTTTGCTTCACTGAGTCTATTACTTAAAATTAAATCTATAATCATTTGGCACGCTTAAAAGCAAAGTCGGAGGCTTTTTGAAAATGACTAGGACTTTTATGTACCATAGCTGCAAACTTCTTTTTATTCTCATCATTCAATGCACCATGAACCTGTGTTAATGCAGATGCAGTAAAATGATCTACTTTACGTGTATGTCCAGATGCAAACTTAACCGATTTGGCAGATTTATCAGACACTATCTTATGTAGTGTATCCATTACTGCCTCTTCCAATTCTACTTCTTCAGTTTGAATATTTGCATCAATAGGTTTATCTGATGAATAAGGGACACTAAAATACTTTTTAAGTTTATCATTATAGTATAAAGCAATCTTAGTATCATCTGGATACAAACGAATTGCCTTTCTTTTCAATACCAATACATTAGGAGGATCACCTTTATCTTCTTCTAAAATTTCAATATCTTCTTTCACTGCTCTACGTGCTTGTGAGAAGATTTGTTTATTATTGGTAATAACATCTACCATTTTATTGAAGATGTTTTGAATGATTGCTCTATCAGCAGGAGAGAAATTTGGTTTATCTTCTTCCATTTTACCAAGAATTTTATGTAATCTTTGTATCTGTGCTTTGTTACCTAAACCAGCACGTACCAAAATATCAAACTTGGAATAGTCTGATTTTTCTTCTTCTACGATTGATTTAAATTCTTGTAATGATTTCATCTTACTCTGTTTCTGAGGTTTCTACTTCGGGTTGATTACCAAATAAAGAACTTGCAATTTCTTGTTTACGTCCTTCTAAATTCTCAAAAGCACGAGCGGCCAATAACTCTTCAAGTGCATCTTTAGCACCTACGTTATCTCCTTGACCTACTAAATCTATAAAATTTCTAATTTGTTCCATAATATTCTCCTTATTTCATATTTATAACTTTGGAATACTTTTCTACCTGTTTATCTAATTCAGGTGTTTCCGATTCGTTTGAACCTTTATCTGCAGTATTATCTACTGGTGGATATTGTTCAGGTGTTGCTTGTTCTTGATCTTGACCTTGATCTAAGGGTTGTCCATCTGGGCCTACAGGAACAGGTGGAGGTTCTGCATCAATTTGTTTTTGCATCTCTTCAATTTCTTCATCAGTCAAACGCAATACATTTTTCTTTACCCATTCTTGTGAGTAATACTTACCAACATATGGTTCAACTAAATTAAGAATTGATAATCTTTGTTGAAGTAAATCTGATTCTTTTAATTCTACAAAGTTATTATCTTTCTTATAATCATAATAGATATCTTCTCTAAATTTATCCCACTCTTCTTCGGTACATACACCTTTCAAAGATAATTGAACACGTAATGCATGGTCAAATAATTGAGAAAACTTATTGCGAAGTCTATTAATAAACTTATTAAATCTTAATTCATCTCTAGTTAATTCAGTTGTTCTACCAATACCTGCCATACCACCACCTTGTTGTTGTTCCATTCTTGAATACGGAACACTAAGTGATTGTAATAATTTCTTTTGAAAGTATTGAACATCTTCAATCTGACCAAGATTTTGTCCTGCAGGCAATGTTGTAATTTCTGTTCCTTTACCACCTTCTCTACGTGGTAACCAAAAATCTTCCAACATTGACATATGTTTACGATCATCTCTTAACTCACCAGTATTAGCATCATATACCATTTTGTTACGATACTTAGTCATAACATCACGCATATACTGTTCTGCTTTACCTTTTGGTAAATTACCCACATCAATATAAAATATTCTACGTTCTGGTGCTCTAGATAATCTATAGATAACTACAGCATCTTCAATCATTCTTAATTGATTGAGTGGTTTAATTGCTTTATGCAAATAAGAAATAACAAAAGTATTCTTTGCATCCATCAACCCAGAGTTTACATTAACAATAGATTCTGGTGCAATTCTTAATCCCTGAGATACACCTGCAGTATAACTCTGTGTAATAGTACCCCGATCATTATACATGTAGTATTCAGCAACAGATTGGATAATCTCTGCACCCGTTTTTGGATCTCTTCCTTTTTTAATCTCACGAATCTTTCTAATCTTTCTTGGATCAATATATCTTAATTCTTGAATACCATCTTTAGGTTGTTTCTCATTTAATACAATCTGAAAGTAAATTCTACCATCAATAAACCAGCGTTTGTAAATATCATCTGCAAGATTGCTAAAGTTTAACATCTTCAAAACAGTATCAAATTCTTCTTTA